GTCTATAAAAAAATTATATCTATTAAGATTTCAAATAATCTTATTTCCAAAAAAAAAAAATTTAAGGGAAAAATTATGGCAAAATCAGATTTGCTAAAAGAAGCAATTGCGGATGCTAAAGCTGTTAAAGAAACTGCGTTAGCTAATGCTAAGATCGCTCTTCAAGAAGCGTTTCAACCAAGAATCAAAAGCATGCTCGAAACTGAGTTAATCGGTGAGCTTGAAGATGAGGAAATGGGCATGGAAGAACCAATGGATGACATGGAACCAGAAATGGGCATGGATGACATGGGTGATGAAATGGGCGCAGAAGGCGAACCAATGGATGTTGGTGATATCGAAATCGATACTGACATGGACGGTGAAATTGACTTTACTGGTGACATTATGTCAAAACCAGGAATGGATGCAGAACCAGAAATGGATATGGAACCAGAAATGGAACCAGAAATGGATATGGATGCAGCTATGGGTGATGACGCAGGTGACGAATTAGGCATCGAAGAAATCATCAAAGAGTTAGAAGAAGATCTACATTCAGAAGAAATGGAAAACGAAATGTATGTAAATGCAGAAGAAGAAATGGACGATGATGTAGATATGGTAGCAGCAGGAATGCGTAATGAAATGGATGACCCTAAAGCACACACCGATGGTATTGAACTTTCTGAATCTATTGACGATTTAATTGAAGCAATCTTAGCAGAAGAAGAGGATGAAAATCCAAAAGAAAACAGAGGAGACGCTAAAAAGAAAAATGAAGAGATGAAAGACAAGAAAGACGAAGAGATGAAAAACGAAGATAATTGTAAGACTAAAAACGAAGAGTTAAAAGAAACTCTTGGTGAAGCTTATGACACCGTGTCTCATCTTAAATCAGTCATCAACGAAGTTAATCTTTTAAACGCAAAACTTCTTTACACAAACAAATTGTTCCGAAACTTTGATCTTAACGAAGGTCAGAAAATGAAAGTGATTGAAAACTTTGATAGAGCTGGTAACACAAGAGAAGCAAAATTGGTATTTGCAACTTTAGCAGAATCATTCCATAAGCCTAAGCGAGGAAAGAAAATTGTTAAAGAGTCAAAATCAATGGCATCTAAACCTGTTGCATCAACTGCTCCAAGCAAAGAAACAACACAAGTATTGACAGAAGGCTTTGAACAAGCCAACCGTTGGAAAAAACTAGCGGGTTTAATTAAATAATTTTAAAAAAAGGAAATAAAAAATGAGCCTTAATTCATTATTACAAGATCCTAACGATTCTCAAAGAAGCGCAGCGAAAGCACACGTTAACAAATGGGAAAGAACGGGTCTATTAGAAGGTCTTTCTAGTGAGACTGAAAAAGCCGGAATGGCACAATTGCTTGAAAACCAAGCAAGACAACTAGTAAAAGAATCATCTGCTACAGGTACAGCAGCAGGTTCTGAGGAATGGGCAGGAGTTGCTCTTCCATTGGTACGAAGAATCTTTGCTGAATTTGCAGCAAAAGAATTTGTATCAGTACAACCAATGAACTTGCCATCAGGTCTAGTATTTTACTTAGACTTTAAATATGGTACAGCTCGTCCAGGGTTTGATGATGACAACACAGATGTCCCAGGCGACAATGGGCATCCATTTGGATCTCCAGAAGCTGACGATTCAATGTTTGGTGTCACTAACCTAGAAGGCGATCCAACCGGTGGTCTTTATGGTGCAGGTAGATTTGGATATTCAATTCCAAATGACAGCGAAGCATTAGCAGCAACGATGGCAACAACTGGTTCGGCAGGTGGTCTGCTTGTTGGAAATCCTCCATCGAGTGCATCATTGAACTTTGATTCTGCATTTACTGCTAATTCTTTACAGTATATGACATTGGAAATTAATTGTCCAACTGATGCTGATAAATTAGCTGTACGTTCATTTACAATAAAATCAGGGTCAGTAGGTACAGAAATTATTCCTGTACAGGCATTCTCAACTATCAATGCTAATTATACTGCATCATTTGTTGTTCTTGCATCACAAGCAGTTGCTATTCAAAAAGCAATCGATGCTGGTGTTACTAACGGATTGTCGTTAGAGTATAGCAAAGCTCCAACGGATACTACAAGAGGTGACTTCGAAGATACGAAGCCATTTAAAGGTTCTGGTGCTGATAGCGGTATCAATAAAGGTTCCGATATTGACATTCCAGAAGTTAACTTGGAACTTCAAAGTGAGCCAATCGTTGCTAAGACGAGAAAGTTAAAGGCTGTATGGACTCCTGAGTTTGCTCAAGACCTTAATGCTTATCACTCAATCGATGCTGAAGCAGAATTAACTTCAATGTTATCTGAGTATGTATCAATGGAGATTGATTTAGAGATTCTTGACATGTTGATTTCATCTGCTCCAACTACAGAGTATTGGTCAGCAGTAAACAATGAAGTCTACAGTGGCGCTGCGTTTACACAAACGTCTGCAACTACCGGCGGGTTCTATAACACGCAAGGTGGATGGTTCCAAACTCTTGGTACTAAACTGCAAAAAGTTTCTAATAAAATTCATCAAAAAACATT